AAACTTTTCACCCGCTTCAACTTCGGTAAATACTCTAACCGGAACGTCTGCCACGACTGCCGTTTTTAAAGGGTCAAATGTGGCAAAAATTCCTACCACCTGTGGCAAACCTGCCAAGCCCTCCCGTAAATTTACATAATTGAATTGATTGCCAAATACCGAGGCTACTGCTCCGCTTGGCACCGCTGTTGATATTACAGCCATAATAACCTCCTTATGTTACGTCAATTTGTTGTTCAACATAATCGACACCATCATCTCTGTTTGCATCCACGTTAATAATCTCAAGATCAACGCCCTCTACCTGTGGCGGGATCTCCTCAAACCTGATAGTACATGAAATCCGTGCTGCTATAACTCCCTGAATCGGCACGTTTGTTTCGGTCGGAACAAACTTGACCATATTTGTAACCCAGGGCCTTACGATCAGGCCCGGTGTCAAGCCCAGGTCATAATAAATCGGGCTCATAATAGTATAGTAAATCTTGGTTATCAGAGCGTGCAGAACATCCGCCGCCCTCTGATCCTTCGGTGTTATAGTGCCGCCGCTTTCGAGACCTCTTTGCGAAGCGTAGCAATCAATGTCGAAAGATGACACGCTTGATTGATCAAAGCTATTGCCTTCGCTTTCAGGGAAGTTCGAGCTTGACCAAACTACGTTTGCAACGCCGGGGTTGAACTTGTCAACGGTTACCGTCCAGGGATCAAAGCGTTCTCTGACGGTTCGCCATCCGGCACCGCCTTTTACTACCTGATTCGCTGATTCGGCCTTTAATGTTGTTTCAACAGCTTTTAAGACTGTGTCAAAGTACATGTTTGTTGAAATTAAAGGCAGTGGCATTAGGTTTCCAAAAGTCCAAGTTTTAAAACAACGATTCCGAAAGTTCTATCTGGCATGGCTTCGGTAACATAACAATCATACGAATTGCCAACGGTGTCTGTTACCGTGACCAGCCAATCTTTTTGAGGCTCTCCGATTGTCATGGTGGAAAGCCGCACAACTACGGACGCCTGTTCCTGCTGAACGTCTGCCCCGGTATCCATGTCAATCAACATGTTGATGTGACGCGCCTGGCCTGTGACAACCTGAGATTCACCAATCGGATTTGTGAGCGTAAATGACCATCCGAACGCTGCCGTATCTTCAAGGGAGCGTTCAAGGAATTCCTCATTTCTAAGAATCAGGCTCATTCTCCGCCTCATAATCTTCTATCAGGGCTTCCAGTTTCTTAATACCGATCCTGTAATTAGGCTTAAGCCCCAACTCTGTTGCCTTGTCAAACAGCACGTCTCTTTCGGACTTGACATCCGTTTCAGGCGTGTCCAAAGCTTCCGGTTCTATCGTTTCCGGTACTGCCGTTTCATCAACAATCCATCCCTTTTCGACATAGTTAACAAAGGTTTCTTCCCCCATTTGCTCAATAATATCTGCGGGAAGTTCATCGCCAATGCCGTAAGCCTTGCGCCCCTTACTGTAATACGTAGTGGTTTTTGAATTCCAAATCATAAAAACCTCCTTACGTTGCCAGCTTGACAATCGTGTCAATTTCGGTTGTCGGAAAAATCGGCGCCACCTGAGTCCTAACAGTAAACGACTTTTTGTTTGCCCCGCCATAAGCATCGACGTGGAACATTGCAGAGTTGAAAATTCCGGACTCAACAACATTCGGAGACATGCCTGAAATATCACCAATACCAAACATGCGCTGAAATATCGAGTCATCAACCTCAAGCCGATCCTGCGGGCCAAAATAACGGTCATAGCGTGCGCCCTTGGCTACCATCAAGACCTCTTCGTCCGGCAAATACTGTGTCTGAACGTCTGCATCGGTCTCATATATTGCAGGATATGTCCACATATTGAACTTCCAGTCGCCCGCCTTGACTTGACCCTGATAAATAGCACCTGCCCTTACCCAATCATCATAGCCGCCGGGTGCATCCTGCTGCATGTCGGCCACAAAGTGGACAATACGCCTGCTACCCGCAAGAGTTGTGATCTCGGTAGTTGCAAGAAATTCCGTCCAGGACTGACCGCTGAAAATAATATCAGTCGGGCGCCTGTTTCCATCTCTGAAAATAAGATCCCCGGCTCCGGCAAGATCAGCAACTGGAACAGCATTTGCCGAATCACTCCACACCGTTGAGGCTGTTGCGTTATGCGTAGCTAAACGATAGAAGTCATATGACAGGCCGCCATGAATGGTCTGGAATCCCGTCCGGATTGACTCGGCCGCTGAATATTCCATCTTGCGAATGATTCGGTTCATATGTTCCCGGTGTGCTTTCATTGCCAGGGCTGTTTGTTTGGCAGTCCTTGACAATGGAGCATAGACCGGTTCACCCGGCATGCGCTTCGTAATCATGTCGGATGTGATAGGCGTTTCTTCCTCAATAAGAGGAAACAGCTTTGTATCCGATGTGAACTTTTCGATAAGCCCCTGCTTCTTGTTGGGGCCAAGATTTTTCGCGTCAGTTCCCCTTGGGATATAGACTGCCAGCTTTTTGTTCCCGCGCTGAATATCGATATCAATCGCATTTGCATCAACCTCGATAATTGTTTGACCCGATGTAAAAAGATTCTGGAAAAAAGTGAAAACAGGAATCGTTTCAAGGTCGGTGAACACGCGGGCCATTAGCCGTGTGTAGTTTTGTATAGCCTGGATAGCCATTTTTTACCTCCATTTTAAGATTTAGCCGCAATTATAATGCGGGATTTTGATATCTGGAAACGCTTATACCCGGCGCGGTTCTGATATTCAACATTCTCAATGCGTCGCCCATGGTCAGGTCTGAAAGGTCGCCGGATCTCGAAAGCTTGAAATTGTCAAAATCACCGGAACTGCCATCGCTGACAGCAACGATTCTGATTCCGCCGGTTGTCTCTGCCAGCCAGGTTATAGCTCCCTGGGTAGCGTTTGCGATGATAGTGCCGAGAGTTTGCACACCCGTAAAATCCTTTACCGTCCAGCTTTCCACGATGTTTGCTACATCACAAAGCAGTTTGTAGGTTTTGCCCACTTCTGTCGGAGCGCTTAGAACCGGCAACGTGCAATATTGATCCGCCGCACTTGCCGTGAGGGTTAAGTCGCCCTCTTCGTCATAGGCATTAACATCGACATTGGCCCAGTTAATAGTTTCTGTGCCACCGTCGCTGTTGAATGTACGGTCGGCCGCATTGGGCATCAACTCCAAGTTTAAGCGCGTGTCAATGTCGGTACTTCCGCCGAAAACCAATTGATTCTCATCGAACAGGCCGCCCGAATACGCCGACAGGTTGGTGGTAGTGGTTCCTGAACTGTCAACATCTGCGATTGCAAGTATCAGTTTTGGAATCTCACTGCCGTCTGTTGCCAAAGCATCGCAAAGCTTGTACGTTCCTGGTGTTGCGGTCACTTCGCCAAGTACTGCGCCGATTGTAAGATCTCCCTGGCTGGCCGCAAGCGTAATCCCGTCCAGCACCTCCGCAGTATCGTCCAGCACAAAAGGTTCGTTATCGTTGTTTGCTCTTATCTGATAAGCCATTTATCTACCTCCGCTTTTTAAATTATTTATCTACTTCCACTTTTTAAACTATTTATCTACATTACGCCTGGCATAGCCGCAACTTGAGCGCCAACAGCGTCCAGGTGATCAGGGTGCGTCATGACACCGTCAACCATTTCCGGCGCTTCCTCTGCGCCATTTCCGGGCGGATCTGCTTCATCTGCTTTGGCCTTTTCAACTTCTGCCGCGGCCTGGTCAGCAGACATGAGATTAAGCAAGAGCTGGTCAAGGTTCGTGCCTTCGGCAATTGCTTCGTCAATCACGTTCTGAGAGTGAGCTTTCGGAAATTTCGCTCTCATCTCAACAAGCATCTTTACCCTTGCCCGCTCCTTGTCAACGCCTTCGGTCAAGCCGTCTGCCTTTCCGAGCGCTATAATTTGGTTGTAAACATCGACAAATTTCTCTTTGATTTCTTGCAAAGTCATAACTGTTACCTCCTGTTTTTGTTTAGGTTTTATTTCTTTTAAGGCCGTTTCAGCCGTTGTCTTTTTGGCTTTAAGCTTTTCAATCGGCTCATCAGCCAGCATGGTAGCCAGTGCGGCCATGTCTTTTTTAATGCTTTCGGGTTTATTGATTTTTTCCTGGCATTCATTAAACATTAATTCAGCTAGGGCCACGGCTTCTGCCCGATCTTCCGGCTCTGCATCGCCTATCATCTCATGAACAAATCCGGCTTCTTTGATTTCGTCGCCATAATAAAACGCTACACGATTCATAGCTGTTCGGATTTCTTCGAGAGAAAAATCTGTCTTGTCGGTAAATTCCTTCGCTATAATATTTGTAAGCGCATTCAAATGGTTTCCATATTTAAACATGGTTATATGGTCACCAATAGCAAGGCCGCTGGAATTGTGGATCATGAAAATTGCGTTTCTTTCGGCGGTTCTTTTGTTGCCAACCATCGCTATATAGGAAGCCATAGACGCAACTGCGCCAGTCAAGTTCGTATCTACATTGCCCTTGTAATTTTTAAGTGCATTGTAAATTTTCAATCCTTCGGAGATGTAACCACCAGGACTCGCAATGTCCACAACAATATCCTTGCCGTTTGCCTCCGCAAGCTGTTCTCTAATGTCTTCGACGTTGACATCCCATCCTATTTCGCCCTCAAGTGTAATAATATATGGCATATCGTCCTCTCTGTTTCGGTTTACTACTCAAGATATTCATGCAAGCCCAAGAAAAATGACAGCGTACTTGTATCTACACCATGGCACCAGTTACGAGCCCACATTTTAGCACCGACATCCGAGCGCTTGTCGATAAGGTCAATCGGGCCAATAAACGTATTTCCGCCGCCTGTTCTCAAGATAAATTCTGAATATGTACCGGCCGACAAAGCCGCTGCGCCACTCGCGCCGATTGCAACCTGCACGCCATGGACAGAGTTGTTGGTTTCAAAGTCAGTGAAATTCAATCTGTGCAAATCAAACTTAGCGTTGCCTGCAATAGCCGGGGTATCGCTTGAGCCTAAAATCTGAACCCATGCGCCCCAAGTATCATTACCGGCATCAATCACAAATGGCACCTTAACTGTCAGGATTGAATCTGCCACATGGACCTCTCCGCTCGGCACAGCCGCTGCTCCGAACCACCTCTCATAGTTGTGTAAATGATGCTCAACCTCTTTAACTTCTGACAATATTCTTTGGTCTAAACCACCGCCTATTCCGCTTGGCATTACCGGCCCCCTAAATAACATCTACTGCTAAATTGTTTGACGCATCGCTATTGAGTGCGAGCGCATAGAAAATATCGTCACTATTGTCTGCGGGCAAGCTCATGACATCGTTGTTGTCATTGTCAAGAGGAACCCTTTTTGATTTTGCCAGCGTTACATTTGTGTTTGCAAGGGGCAGCGTAGCCGCCGTTTCCTGGTCGGTGTGACTCACCACAATAACACCGCCGGTTTTCTTCCAGCATGTGCCGGATTCACCAGCCGCCGTGATCTTAGTCCAAACCGTTGACAATATACTGTATGATGTAAGTGCCATTATGCTAAACCTTTCTGTAATTTTAAGTTGTTAGGTTGTTATATCAATACAACAACACTGGCCCAAAAAGAGACCTACATTTTTGTTTAATAATAATTACAGTATTTTAAGTTGTTACATTGATATAACAACTAAGCCGCTTGTTGCGCATTATTCTCTTTTTGTTCAACTAACGGTTCATTAGCCGCTGCAAGTCGTTTGTTTTCAGAAGTAAGCCTGTCAACATTAGAGTCAAAACTGCCCCCATGCCGCCGCTGGGCCTCTTGTTCTCTCGTGGTGAACCCTTCCGCCACCCTGATTTTGGCCGCCTTTTCTTCTTTTCCTGGGTCAATAGATGGGCTTGGAATACCTATCCACTGTGCGGACTGCCAGGCGGCTCTTAATTGCGGATCCTCATAACCCTTCAGAATCAAATTGCCGGTACCGACTTCGCCCAAAAGCCACGAATTAAAAACGGGTGTTTTAAAATCAGCTATAAAATCATCCCGCTTGACAAAAACCGACTGCCAATAAAGCTTTAGTGACGCCCTGGAGGCACTGAAATTATTCCCAAAGGTCATGCTTAACACTTCAATGGGCATAGACAATGAAGACGCAAGATATTTTGTAACGCTGTCCACAAATTCCCCGAAATTGACGTTCGGTCTTTTTGTGTCGTGACTTGCAAGTTTTTCGCCCGCATTAAGTGAGCTGACCAAAAGACCGCCAGTATTTTGCAGTACGTTTTTGCCGAGGTTTGTATATCCCGGATCCGTTGAAGATTCTGATGCTAAGGTTAATTCATCTGCTGTTTGTATCAAGCTTGGCGGCACAAAAGAATTTGACGGAAACGGGTTTGTAGCCGGTGCATTTTCTCCAGGCTCGACCACTGCCGCGATAGTTGCGTTTGCAACCGCCGCCATTAATTCAAGCAGGGAATAATCGGTTATTTTTTCCAGCTCATGAGCAACATGCGCAAGTGCCGGAATACCGCGCGGTTCAGTTCCGAATTCCTGAACCTTGCCATGGATTAAAATAACACGTCCCGAAACCGGGCCATACTTCGGAAATCTTACCCATTCGTAATTCCCGGGCAGCATATCATATCCACTGCCGTATATGGAAGTCGCCGAATTAATATCAAAATACGCCCCGGCCGCTCCCAGCTTACGAGTCTTGACGTGAATCGCAACTTCCTCATCGTTGTGGTTAAACTCAACCCCGTCAACAACATAATTGCCCCGGTTCATTATTGCGTGTCTGGTAGCAGCATCAAAAGGGGTTGATACCAGTTCAGGTTTGATGATTTTGACTTGCAACGGATTTGTTAAATTTGGATCATCCGAGAATGGAAGTGCTGCAAAATAATCACCCTTTACAAGCTGATTTCTATATAAGATGCGTTCAATCTGCCCAAGAGTGTTCTCTCTTGACAGGTCGCAATCCTTTGAATTGCCCCAGAGATTAAAGCGGGCCTCTATTTTGTTGGAAATTTCTTTGCGCTCGTCTTGAGATAATCCAAGAATGGATGAGACCGGGGTTGATTCGAGCGAAAGACCGGTGTTTATGACCGTATCCACCAAACGGTTAATTATGCCGCGCGCCTGCATGCTGTCCCAATAAGCCCGGATTGACCGTTGACGCATAGCGTAAGCGCCGGAGCCGTAGGCGGTTTGATAATTCATGCCGCCTGAAAACTTCTCTCCGCCGCCTAAATTGGATCTGGCACTGTATCCGGTTCCTATTTGTTGAGCGATTGCATCATGATAGGTTTGCAATAATTCTTGAGAGGTTGGGACTATTTCAGCGCTGGAAGGTTTGAACCAAGATTTTATTTTTGATAGCGAAAAGTTCAATTTAAAATCTCCGGTATGTCAGGCCCGTAACTCTAGCGCCAAGGCTGTCCTGGATAAATGCCTGCTTCTCCGTTGTTAATTGTGTTAAATATAACCTAATTTCTTTCAAACTCATTATTACACGTTGCCGTGACTGATTAGTGTCGAGCGAAAAATCCGTGGCCTTGATGGCATTTTGTATTTGTTCGCGAACAAATGTTATTTCCGTCTCATATTCGGCCAGCGTGTCAAATAAATAACCCAACCTGCACCCCCATGTCTTATGTGTAAATATTTCATTTGCACAGGCAAGAACGCTTGTCAAGTGTTTTTTTTGCAAAAAAGAAAGAAATTGTGCGAAAATTGATGATTTTGATAGGTTAGGGGCTATATTTTAGGATAATCAGGGGTAATTTAGTGGGGTTGGTCAAGATTTAAAAACTCCTATATTCTCCATGTGCTGGATTTTGATGTGTTAAACTAAAGCGTTATGGCTTTTTAGATATAGATAAGCTGTTGATTTTGAATTGCAGTTAGGAAAATTATGCTTTTTTTCGGCATTCCAGCGGGCTTTTGCTGCATCAAGTTTTGAATTAAATGCGCCTAAATTAATGCTTTTATATAAAATTGTTACGTTTGCTGTCCATTTTTGATATCTTTTAGACCAACTAACACCCGTTATGCCCGATTTATTTTTAATTGACAGTTTACAATTTCGAGAATTGCATTGACGCGATATATGTCTTAAGTTGTCCCATCGGTCATTATCACGGACTCTGTCCCGGTGATCAGCTACGTTCTCAGGGAAATAGCCTTCCATATAGAGCCATGCCAATCTTGAAGCATAATAACATTTTCCACAAATGCCAATTAATCTATATCCAAGTTCTTTATTAATATAGCCTGCGACATCGCCGCGCTTAACTTCTCTGTTAACAGTTTTTACCCATGTAAAAACACCAGTTTCCGGATCATAATGTAATAATTCTTTGAGTCTTTTCTGCGTAAGTTTTTTCATAACAATCTCCATCGTTAGCTCATTAGAAGGGAACGGCAGGACGGTGAGTGGCCGTCTTTTCGGGATATCTCCCTATCCGTTCCCGTGTAGATACTATTTTTTTAAAATATTGTCAAGCTTTAAAAACGCTGTAGCTTGCATGTGGGCATAAAAAAATTCTGTCTTTTCTGATACAAATATTTTGCGTCTCATTGTTTGTTCGTATGCTTCGACTGATTCCGCAAGAATATTTGTCATTGTTAAATAATATAAAACCTCTCGTGCGGCAAGATTTAAAACACGACAATCTAAGGCCTCGTTTCGTTTACCGTGTGGACAGTAATAACTATAGTCTATGCGGTTACCTATTCTTTTTCCTCGCTTATATTCTGCATTTAACATTTTAAAATATTTATCATCATAATTATATGGAAATTCTGGATAATTCGGCGGTGTTTCTGTCCCTATATCTTGCATCGTTCTCAGGCTACTATAAACCATATCTTTAAAATAATTAACAGCTATTCTAACGCTCATTAAATTGGAACCTGGCAATTCGTTTATTCTAAAGCGTTGTTGTGGATTAGCAAATTTGTCTTGTCCTACCGTTGGAAATATTCCCGGCATCGTTTCACAAAAATCCACAACCGTATCTGTCCTGTAATTGCTATCTACAAAGGCCATGGATGGTGCTATTTTACCATTTTCGTTTTCATAAACAAAAGCGCCGTCAAGGAACATTTCACGAAAATTAGGCCAAGCACCTTTTGTAACGGTTTTGGTATCTCCTGGAATAACCACGTAATCAATTGACCATGTTTTGTATTTTCTGCCATGACCACAAATCTCAAGTTCCAATCTATCACCTTGGACATCCGCCCCCAATGTTAAAAAAAGAACTCCATCCGGCACGGTTTTTGACTGATAGTTGGATCTATGCGATATAACTTTATGAAGTTCTGGTGCTTCGCCTTTTTCCTGATACGGCCAGCCGAGGTAAAGGGTTTCAAACGCCTTCAGCTTGCCTGGATCATTACTTTCAATCGCATCAATATGTTTCTGTATAACATCCGCCCAGGTTATCATGCCCGGTGGTGAATATAGGCAACTCATATGCCGTGATCTATAATTTGCACGTTTAGCTTTTGCAGTTGGCCGCCATTCGCAAAGCCCTGATGAATATTGTTCTGCCTTGTGATAGTTAAAAAAGCCCTTTCTGCAATTATGGCAACCATATCTTACAGAATCCAGGGCAAGCAATCCATCTCGGTTCCTCTCATATTTCAAGTGCTTAAATTCAAGCTCCTGCATAAATCCGCAATATGGGCACGGCACATAATATTTGCGCTGGTCGCCTATGAGGTAGGCATGATACACGTTTGACAGGTCAAGTTCAATCGGAGTGCTGAAAAGAATGATTTTGCGCTTCGCCTTGTAAGCAGACGTTCGGCCTTCAGCCTGTTCCAGAGCATTTCCTTGCTTTTTAAGGTCAAGGCTTGCTTCGTCTATTTCATCACCAAAAAAATATCTATAAGATGAAGAC